TCTTTAACCTCAAACCTCAAACCCATGAACCACGAAACCAAAGCCAAACTCAAAGCAGCCCTCGCAACGGGCTACATCCTGCTGGCAACCATGACCGGCATCGCCTTCTTCGGCAGATTCATCTTCGCACTCCTAACCAACTAAACCTCAAAACCATGCACAAGTTTAAAACCACCAACATTAAAGGCAAGGAGTACGTTGAAGTCAACCAACGCCTCCTGTACTTTCGCAACGAATCGGCCTACGCTGGCTGGTCGTTGGAATCCGAACTCATTGACCTGCAACCCGACCGCTGCTGCGTTCGTGCAGTCATCCGGGACAACGAAGGCCGCATCCGTGCTACGGGCCATGCCTCCGAGGACAGGACTTCCAGCATGATTAACAAGACCTCCTACGTCGAAAACTGCGAAACATCCGCTTGGGGCCGTGCTTTAGCCTGCATCGGAATCGGTATCGAAACGAGCATCGCTTCCTCGAACGAGGTGCAGATGGCTATCGCCCAGCAGAACCTTGGCGACCTCAACGACAAACTCGGACCGGTTTCGTCCTACGACGAACTGACCACCGCAACCCTCAAGGCCGACTTCCTCGCATTGCTTGACAAACTCCCAAAGGAGCAGCAGGCGAAGTTTATGAAGGACATCGACCACATGACCCCTGCACGATTTGAGAAAGGCATCCAATTCATCCAAAACCAACTTGCAAAGCCATGAACCTACTTGAAAAAATGAATGCCGAGGAGTTTAAGAAACTCCTTGAGTTCAAAGAGAAATTCCCGATTATTGGCCTTGACTTGGTAAGGGCCTTGACCGAGAAAACCCTTTGCATCCAACTGACCCTTGGCGAGTGCATCGACCTGTCCAATGCCATCGGCATCCATTATGGGCAGTATTGCAACCAAATCTTTGACGCTTTTAAATCCAAGCCATGACCTACCCGACTCTAATTACCATCCCCAAGAGCGACATCTGCAAGGCAGAGATAGCCCAAATCGCCCAGCAACTGACCGACCGAATTAATGAAGGAGAGGTCAACCCCATCGAGGCCCACATCAAACTCAAAGCGATCGTCAAGGCTTTGGAGGCCACTATCAAGGCCACCGAGCAGACCGTTGCCGACGAAGCCAGCAAGCACGGCAAGACCTTCCAAGCCTTCGGAGCAGAGATTACCCTCAAGGAAGGGAGCCTCACGCCTAACTACGAGGAAGACGAAGTGTATGCCGACCTCAAAGCACAACTCAAAGCGAGGGAGGAACTGCTGAAAATAGCCTTTCGGCAAGCCGGCAAGAGCGTTACCTTTGACGAATCCACAGGCGAGCAGGTTCCTGTCTGCACCGCCAAGGCCACCAAAGCGTCCATAGCCGTTAGTTTCCGATGAAGCAAGCAATCAACACCATCAAGGCTTTGCGGTTATTGTCGCAGAAGCCTCTAAGAGCCTCTCAGTTGCAAGAAATTCTTGGGACGAGCAAAGGGGCCACCTACCGAATCATAAGGGATTTACGGGCCTCTGGAGAGGTCGTAGAGAGAACCCTTTGCACTTACTCAATTAAACCCAAAAACCAAGAACCTTAAACTCCAAAACCATGAACAAAACAAAAGAAAGAAGGCCTGACTTAAATGAAATAGTTGTTACAACTGGTCAGCGATTTAAAGTCAAAGAAGATAGACGCACATTATTAAAACACATTCATTTTGCCAAATCAAACTCTTATGGGGTAATTAAAATTACAACTGATGCATATGAGGGTTTTGATGATTGGGACCCAATTGATGGCAATAATGAAATTCCTAATAAGTTTTTAATAGAAGATGACGTTTACATTAACCCCGATTTTATTTTATTTATTATTCCTATAATTTAACCCCCAACCATGAGTTACACCCCCCAACCCAACACCTTCACCCTCTTCGTAAACGACAAAGGCGACAACCCTAAGCGTCCCGATTACCGGGGCGATGCGGTCCTGCCTGACGGGACTAAAATGAAACTTTCATGCTGGCTCAAAGAATCGGCCAACGGAAAGAAGTTTCTCTCAGGTAAAATGGAGCCGATGCAAGAGCAAGAAAATTCACAAAAACAAGGCTCGGACCTGCCTTTTTAGTGTAAATTTGCAGGCAACATACATTTACGAATAGACGCATTGCTTGTATAGCAGCCAAGTGATGCTACCGATAAAGGGTCATGCTTGAACCCCTACCCCGGCTGCTGCTATCAGTCGGGGTATTTTTTTCTTATCCTATGGCAGAAATATCAATGTTCAAAGCGTCCACCAATGGCGGTGTGCGAAACAATGTCCCCGAAGACCACATGCCCTTTGTGCAGTACATCCAGGACATCAAAGACGGCATCTACTACACGGAGGTCATGGCCTACCGCAAAGCCAAGACCGAAGAAACCAAACGGAGGCTTTCAGCCGTAACACCAAGCGGTAAGTTCAAGAAGCAAGGCAAGGAAGGCCTCGAAACGCATTCCGGTATCATCTGCATCGACATCGATGCCAAGGACAACGAAGGCGTTGACGTACTTGCAATCCGCCAGGACGAACACCTCTACGCCCTGCATCAAAGCACCGGGGGGCAAGGCTATGCAGCCTACTACCGCATCGAGCCGGACCGACACCTGGACGCTTTCTATGCTTTGGAGAAACGCCTGGCAGACCGTTACCACATCATCGTGGATCCCGCTTGCAAAGACGTGAGCCGGTTGCGGTTCGTAAGTTTTGACCCGGACGCATTCATCACCGACAAACCTGTTCCGGTATTTAAGACTTACCTACCCAAGGCCAAGGCTGCACCAGCCCCAAAGTTCTACCCACACGGTGAACACGATGTCGAACATATCCTCCAACAAATCGAAGCCAAGCGATTAGACCTTACGGATTCCTATGCCGATTGGGTCAAGATTGGCTTTGCCATTGCTGCAAAATACCACGAGCCAGGTGCAGACCTGTTCCACCGAGTTAGTGCTATGTCCCCCAAGTACAACCCGGAAGCCTGCGACAAAAAGTACAAGCAACTCTGCAACTCCAAGCAAAACCAAGTGTCTTTTGCTTCGTTCATGTGGCTTGCCAAGAATGCAGGGGTAGAGATTCAAACCAAGACCACCAAGCACATCGTGTCCACAACCAAGTCACACCGCATGCGTGTCGGGACCAATGGCGGTCCCAAGGACATCAACGCAGCAACCGAAGCAGCGGTCCGGGTACTTCGGGAGATAGACAACATCGACATCGATGGCCTTGAAGAAATCGTCGCCAACACCATGGCTCTTGATACAACGGAACTTAAATCCGCTGATACCGAGGACACACCGATAAAGCAGATAAAGGCTTTCTTGCGTTCATTCGACCTAAAACGCAATGCGGTAACCCGTTGCATTGAATACAAAGGCCAACCCATTACCGACGTGGACCTGAACAACATTTATGTTGACTGCTTGGAAGCCTTTGGCAAGAAGGAGGTCAACATGCAACTGGTGGGGGCCATAGTGGATTCGGACTTTACACCGACTTACAATCCATTCACCCAGTTCTTTGCCCGGCACGGCCATCGCAATCCTACTGGGTGCATCGAAGCCCTGACCAATACCATCCGAACAACCAATCAGGACCATACGTTTGTGCAACTCTGCATCACCAAATGGCTCTGCTCGGTCATTGCAAGTATGCACGGGGAATACTCTTTGACCATCCTGGTGCTTTGTGGCGACCAAGGTATCGGCAAGACCAACTTCTTTCGAAACCTGTTGCCCGATGAACTTCGGGCCTATTACGGGGAATCCAAACTGGATGCCGGGAAGGACGATGAAATTCTCATGTGCAAGAAGATCATCCTTTGCGATGACGAGTTCGGTGGCAAATCCAAGCAGGAAGCCAAGAAACTCAAGGAACTGTCCTCCAAGCAGACATTCAGCATCCGCAAGCCCTACGGCCGGGTACATGAGGAATTGAACCGCTATGCGGTCCTTTGCGGTACAAGCAATGACGAGGAAGTCATCAACGACCCAACGGGCAACCGTAGGATCCTGCCAATAGTGGTCAGCGAGATTGATTGGGATGCTTATGCAGCCATCGACAAAACCGACCTGTTTATCGAGGCCATGCATTCTTACAAATTACACGGAGCCGATGCCTGGCAACTGTCCAAGGCCGAAATCAAGATGCTGAACAATCACACCATGCACAACGTGCAACCGGCTATCGAGAAAGAAATGCTGCTAAACCTGTTCACCATCCCAATGGATTATAGCGACCCCTACGGCAAGTGGATGAGCAATACCGAAATCAAGGACCTTATCGAAACCTGCACCAAGCAGCACATCAGTTCGCACAAACTTGGAGCGGTCCTAAAGTCCCTTGGCTGTAAGAAAATGACACGACGGGAGCGGAATTTCCTTCCGTGCTACTTTTTGGTGAAAAATGCCGATAAAAGTGACTACGCTCAAAAGGTTGATAATAAGCGACATCCGTTCTAGTGTAGTCACTTAGTCACTTAAAATGCGTTTTTTCTTTAGGGGCTTATATGTGCATGTGTGTGTGTGTGTGTGCATATAATATATACTCTAAAGAAAGTAGTAACTAAAGTAACTACACTGACTACAACCCCCTTCACGCTATCAAAAACGCAGATTTTGGTAGTCACTTCATCCAAATTCAAAGTAACTACAAGTGACCACACTTAGACCCTACCAACAAACCGCTATTGACCAAATGCGGACAAGCATTGCCGAGGGCAAAAGACGCTTGATACTCTGCTCGCCAACCGGCAGCGGTAAGACAGTCATGTTTACCTACATGGTGGCACGGGCCTTAGAGAAAGGCAAGCAGGCAATTATCTTCACGGACCGGGTGGAATTGCTCCGGCAATCCAACGGAGCCTTGGACCAGTTCGGAATCAAGCCGACGCTGATTGAGGCCAACCGCACCCGGCTCGATGTTTCCGGAAACTGCTTCATTGCCATGGCCCAAACATTCAGCCGGAGGAAGGACTCTGCTGAATACACGGACCTCTTGGCACGGATGGACCTGGTGATCATTGACGAAGCCCACAAGCAGACATTCAACCCCCTGCTGCCATACATCAACCACAAGGCCGTGGTCATCGGTGCGACTGCAACGCCATTGCGGAGGGGAAAGCAGGAATGCCTCTCCAAGTTCTACAAGGCCCTCCATGCACCGGTCCAGGTGCAGGAACTTATCAGCCAAGGCTACTTGGCCGAACCAACGACCTACGGGATGACGCAGGACCTTTCCGGAATCCGTATGAAGGGCGATGACTATGACACCGAGCAGATGGCCCAACGATTCAGCGAGCGGAAGGTCTTTGCCGGGGTGGTGCAGAACTACGCCAAGGTCTGCCCAGGCAAGAAGGCGATCGTATTTGCGAGCAACATCGCATCAAGCAAGGAGGTTTGCGAGGCTTTGCAGGGTGCAGGGTTCAACGCCCGGCACGTTGACGGAGAGATGCCTAAGTCCTTACGAGCCGAAACCCTTGCGTGGTTCAAGCATTCCACCAATGGGATCCTTTGCAATTGCGACCTGATGACCACGGGCTTTGATGAACCAAGCATCGAGGTCGTTATCCTCTACCGGGCGACTGCGAGCCTACCCCTGTTCATGCAGATGGTTGGCCGAGGCTCCAGGGTAACGCCAACCAAGACCCGGTTCACGGTGCTGGACTTTGGGAACAACGTGCAGACCCATGGCTTTTGGGAAACAAATCGGGAATGGTCCTTGAAGAAGAAACGCAAACGGGAGTCCGCTGGCGTTGGTGGGGTGAAGAACTGCAAGAAGTGCGAGGCCATTATCCCAGTGGCTGCCATGGAGTGCAAGCATTGCGGGTTTGAATACGAGCGAAAGCCAAAGCCTCCAGGGGAAGTCGTAAGTTTGCAGATGCTGACCAAGGCCCAAGGCATGGAAATGGCAAAGCAAAGCACGATGTACCAAAAGGCTCAACTGGCAAAGGCCAAGGTCATCAGCCCGTTTTGGGTGCTGCACAATCAATGCAAGAGCAAAGCCGAAGCCTTGGAGTTCATCCGCTACATGGGATGGAGGCCAGGCTGGGCCTTCCACAATAAAGACCGTTTTCCAATCCTAAAGTAAGTTCATGCAAGAATTTAAACTCCAAGCCGAATGCTTCCAGTGGCACTGGAACAACTTTCCCAACGATCGTGGCCGATTGTTCACGGTCAACAACAACGCACCGAATGCCTATGCTGGCAGCGTGATGAAGGCCATGGGCGTGGTCGCAGGGGTCAGCGACATGATATGGCTCTCGCCTACCGGTGCGGTGATGCTGGAGTTCAAAGCCGAAAAGGGCAAGCAGTCCCTCTCGCAGAAGTGGTGGCAGGGGGTGGTTCAAGAGGCAGGGTACAGGTACGAGGTAATCAGGAGCATTGAGGATTTTCAGCGAGTGGTTGCAAGTGTGTAATAGGTGTGTATATTTGCCTCATGCGATACCTGCTACTGCTCCTGCTGACCGCTTGCACCAACGACCGCCCTTGGAAGGTGATTGAGGTCCGGGCCAAGGGGGATGCCTGCGAGTATGTGCTATCCCGTAGCAACGGATTCGGACCGCAAGTCAAGACCCTGACCGATACCTGTGGGAGGTATCAGTTGTTTCAAACTATACCCAATCGGATATAATTTATAGAAAAACCCAAAATTTATACGCATTCGGGTATAATCGTCAGCCTACACGCTGACCAAACTCCCCCAGCGTCAGCCTATAAACTTACCAACCAAACCCCAAACCCATGAAAACCATGACACCAAAAGAAAAAGCAATACATTTATTTGCAACGTTTAGATACGCACTATCTCGTAAAGATGCACCACTAGCAATGTGTAAGGATAATATAGCTATTCAATGTGCTTTGATAGCGGTTGAAGAAATACTAAGCGCAAGACCATTAGACCCAAACCATGCTGATTGGGATGATTGTGGAGCAACTCACCAGTATTGGTATGAAGCACAAAAAGATGAGGCACTTGAATTTTGGAATAATGTCAAGTCGGAGTTGCAGTCTTTGTAATGATAAACCCCAAACCCATGAAAACCACACCTATCGATTTCCGACGCTGGCAACTGCACATCCGTAAGGAGTGCGTCAACTGCAACAGACCCGACAAAAGCGAAACCATCAAGGCGTGGTCCGTAAATTGGACCCTGCTCGGTCGCATCCTCCAAGCCAAAAACGCCTGACCATGGAATGGATTAAATGCTCCGAGCGTATGCCGGAACTTGGTGAACCCGTCTTGATTTTCACAACGGACATGAATCAATTTATGGGCTGGCTTGAGAACCGCCACCTTTGGTCCTACGAACACCAATCTTGGTTCCTCTCCGAAGTCAGCCATTGGATGCCACTACCCCCTAACCCGTTCTAACATGGACCTAATCTCACGAACCATACTCGGATATACCGCAGAGGTTGTCGGAGTCAGCCCCGATGACATCTTGAGCGAAGTCAAGACCCAAGAACTGGTCCTTGCTCGCAGCATTTTCGCAGACATCGCCTACTCCGAGTACCTCTACACCTATTGCCAAATCGGGCGAATCATCAAGAGGAATCATGCAACGGTCATGCACAACCTCGAAATCCTTGCGATAAACATGAGAGCAAGACCCGACATCAAGTTCCTGCGTACACAGGTTTTAAACAGGACACGGGATTTTTTGCAACATTAGCGAGAACCCCCTCCATCTTTGCGTTAGTGAACGCAGAGGCTACCATCCTTGACCTTTATCGAAGCGGAGAAATCCGCAAGGCTTGCCTCACGATTACGGGGGGCAATCCGCTTTGGAAGGACCTCGAACAAGAGGTCGTCCTGATTCTGCTCGAAAAAGACCCCGACAAGATTACCAAGATGCAGGTCCAAGGTTACCTGCGTTTCTACATCGTTCGTTTGATAATGAACCTGTACCGGGGCAACAATAATCAATTCGCCAAGAAGTACCGCCATCACGACGAGAGGGTCGAGGTTGACCCCGAAACCCAAGAAGAAGGCAAGGACTACGACACGCTGCTCGACGACCTTTGGGCTATTGCCCAGCAAGAGATGGATTCGTGGGCCAAGGATGGGGCCTTCCCTTACGACAAGGAACTGCTCAACCTGCTCATGCAAACGGGCAACATGAAGGCCATGTCAAGAGAAACAGGCATCCCGTACCGTAGCATCATCTACTCCATCGAACAGGCCAAGGCCAAAATCAAAACCGCAATCGAAGCAAATGGATATACTGGTCTATCCCATCCTGATTAGTGCGCTTGCGACCCTTGCGGTCGTGGAGTTCCGGGTCCTGCCCCAATGGTTCTACGCTTTGCCCTTTGCCAAGCGAAAGCCGTTTTCGTGCATGACCTGCTTCGGGTTTTGGCTTGGCTTTGCCCTGACCCTGCCAACGTGCCAATGGTACTTGGCTCCTATCCTCGGCCTCGCATCTTCAGCCACCGCAATAATCATCCGGGAATGGACCTTCAAATGACAACCGACCAGTTCATCGTGGCCCAAAAGCACAGGAAGTACTGGGACCAATATGTGGCATCGCTGACCATGCGCTTACCACCCGATGCGGTTGGGGAACTGCAAGCCATCCTGACCGCTCACGGGCGACCCCCCACGAATTGGTGGTGCGCAGACTGCGTAAAATCGGCCCTCCAATACATTTACCTACAAGCGGACTTGTTCCTCGAAGTCAACCAAAACACCATAACCCACTCCCTGAATGCCCCTGCCAATCCCGAACAATAACGAAAGCAAAGAAGGCTTCATTGGTCGTTGTATGTCCAACAACTCAACGACCACGGAGTTTCCCGATACGGCTCAACGGCTTGCCGTTTGTGGCTCAACGTGGGAGAATCACAAGAGGCAGCAGTTCGAGTCATACTCCGATTACGGTCAAGAGATTCGGTCGAATGCAAAGAGGGGGATAGAACTCAACGAAAGGAACGGGAACAAGTGTGCGACGCAGACGGGCAAGGTCCGGGCGCAGCAACTTGCCAACGGGGAAGCCATCTCGGTGGAAACCATCAAGCGGATGCACTCCTACCTGTCCCGTGCAGAAACATACTACGACAACGCTGACGACACCTCCGACTGCGGTTACATCTCGTATCTCCTGTGGGGTGGAAAGTCTGCTCTCTCATGGTCAAGAAATAAACTCCGGGAACTTGGCGAACTCGAAGGCGAAGGATGACGAAGCCCAAGTGCAGGCTCGGATGGACTCGCTGATGATGGTGATTACAACCCTCTGCGACTGTATCGGAGCGGTGGACGACTCCAATGCCCCGAACCAGTACGAAGTGAAAATGAAAATCGTAAACAAGATTAGCGACCTAATCGACAAAATCGAATACTAATGGGAACCAGCAAGGGCAACGGCAAGTACATCGAAACTCCCGAAAAGATGTGGGAGTACTTTGAGGCATACCGGGCAGGGGTCAAGAGCAACCCAAGGCTCAAGACGGTATTCCCCGGCAAAGATGCTATCCCCCAATACGAACCCTTGGAGCGTCCGTTGACCTTGGAAGGCTTTGAGAACTGGTGTGCGGATGCAGATATAATTGAGGACCTTGGGGCCTATTTTACAAACAGGGACAAGCGATATGACGACTATGTAGCCATCTGCTCGCGTATAAGGCGAACCATCCGTCAAGACCAAATCGAAGGGGGCATGGTTGGTCAGTACAACCCATCCATCACTCAACGCCTCAACAACCTTGTGGAACGTCAAGAGAACACGGTCCACATCGAGCAGCCCCTATTCCCCGACAATGACTGACAAACTAACCCTGCATCATGGCGACTGCTTGGAGGTGCTTCGCTCACTACCCGACTGCTCCGTTGATTCGATAGTAACCGACCCGCCTTACGGGTTGTCCTTCATGGGAAAGCGGTGGGATTACGATGTGCCAAGCGTTGACGTTTGGGCCGAGTGCCTTCGGGTCTTGAAGCCGGGCGGTCATCTTCTTGCATTTGCAGGAACGAGGACGCAGCACCGAATGGCGGTGCGGATTGAGGACGCAGGCTTTGAGATTCGGGACATGATTGCTTGGGTGTACGGGTCGGGGTTTCCGAAGTCGCTGGACGTGAGCAAGGCGATTGATAAGGCGGCCGGAGCGGAGCGGGAGGTTGTTGGGCAGCATGGCGCACCAGCTAAAAGCATCTACTCACAAGGGAAGCAAGAACTTCCGCAAGAGGTTAACATCACAGCCCCCGCCACCCCCGAAGCAAAGCAGTGGCAAGGCTGGGGGACTGCACTCAAACCCGCACTTGAACCGATAACGGTGGCACGAAAGCCCTTGATTGGCACGGTAGCCGAGAACGTCCTGCAACACGGGACGGGTGCGATTAACGTGGATGGGGGAAGGGTTGGAGAACGCTGGCCCGCCAACTTCATCCACGATGGGAGCGAGGAAGCCACCGACCTGCTTGGGGCTTCGGCTCGTTTCTTCTACTGCGCAAAAGCAAGCAAAGCGGATAGGGACGAGGGGTGTGAAAAATTGCAAGAGCGTTCTGCTGGCGAATGCGTGGATCGTGTTGAAGGAAGCGCAGGGATGGAAAGCCCAAGGGCAGGGGCAGGCAGGACAAGCGGATCACGCAACCACCACCCCACCGTCAAGCCAACCGACCTCATGCGCTATCTCTGCCGACTTGTAACCCCACCAAGCGGAATCGTCCTCGACCCGTTCATGGGGTCAGGCTCAACGGGCAAGGCGGCCATGTTGGAAGGCTTTGCGTTTGTCGGGATAGAACGGGAAGCGGAATACATCGACATCGCCAAGGCTCGCATTCAATCTGCAGTCGGCTTGCTTTAATGTTTACCCTCACGACCGCTATCAGGCGAATCCG